GCCTGTAACTAATTCGCCGTTATGTTGCAATGTAATTAAATTGCCGTTTGCATCGTAAGCTCTATAAGCTTCAATACCTGGATCATATTTAATCTCAGCGCCTTTACCAAAACCTTTTTTCTTACCACGTTGTGCCCAGTCTGATTGTAGTTCTTCAATGAATAGTGTCGGGTTGCCTTCTATGTCGGCTCTGTGGTTTACGCGTAAGTGTGCAATTGGATTGGTTGCTTCAGGATAATGTTGTGTTGAAAATTTCTTTTCTTCGTTCCAAACTTTTGGCTTGTCTTGAATAACAATCTCGCGATAGTCTTCATTTGCACCTGGCAATGTATATTGTTCATACTTAGTTTGAGGATAGTTTTCCTCTACAATATTTTGCATTTCGTTGTAAGCTTCATCTTGTTCGCCACGTGGAGTAATCTCTTCATCTCCCATGCTTGAGTCTACAACTGCATAACCATTTTCTTCATCACCTACAACTTCATAAGGATGGTTTGCATTGTAATCTTGATATGTTTTTGATCTTAAGCGCGGCTCGTTTCCTTTGACATGATATTTAATTTCAGTCTTACCAACCTTAGGTTGATTCTTTAACCATTCCATTGTGCCTGCTGTCTCAAGTTCTTTCTTAACAGCCTTTGGTGCGTTAGCATTAATCCAGCTTGCCCATTGATCACCTGGCATGATGTCCATCTTGTGTGAGTTAATAAACTCTTCGGATGGGTTAGTAAACTTAACGCCAAAGTTTCCGCCTACTTCAGGGATGATATGGTCTTTAGGATTGATGATGCCAGGCATTCTGCCTTCCACAATGTTCTTACCTGCTTGCTCGATGGCTGTCTTGCCTAAGTTAGCACCAAGTCTTGTTGCACCACCTAACGCTGGAACTGCGTTCATTACATCAAGCACGCGAGGATCAGGTCTCATGGTTTGTATGTTGTTTGTGTCGCGAAATAATGGGGCGCCATAACTCATGTCTTCAGCAAGTGATTGCATTCCTTTTAATCCCATTGCCTCTGCAAATGTTTGTCCACCGAATATAGGAACTCGTTTGTCTAGCGCATATATATCTGAAACATCAACGATTGGTTTTAGTACATCAGCAACCGCTCCCATAATTGGATTGCGTGGTGTTTCTTTAAGTACTTCATCTTGAGGTGATCCACCTTTTGCCATTCTAGGCACATGCATAAGGTCATCTAACTTCATTTGTTTTTCTAGATCAATACTGCCGCCTTCTGCTTTTTTACTAGCCATGATCTGTTCATATGTAGGCATGATTTGATCAAGCCATTCTTGGTTATATTCTTGTATAGGAGCAGATAAACTATAAGCTCTATATGCTTGCGGATCTTTTACGCCAAACAATTTTTTTGGCTCGTAGAAAGTAGAGAACATTTGTTTCCAACTAATAGGATCTTCAAGCCCACCAAATACAGTTCCTTGCCCACCAGTTACATAAGTTGGATGAGGGTGCTTTGGATCCGGAACAACAAACTTTTCAGGATTTATTTTATACATCTCAAGGCCTGTAGACCCTATTGGTACATTTAAAATATCAGGATCAGTAATTGCTTTTCTTATTGGAGCTATTTCAGGAAAGCCAAGGTTTTTATATTTAGCTTTGTCCATTGTTTCAATAACAGCCTTACGTAAATTACCCACACCTTTATCCGTGCTAAGTAATTGATCCGCAACTTCAGGATGATCAATTCCCAAGAAGCGTGAAAATGGTTTTGTTATATTTCCCTTTTTATCTTTGACTAAGGTATTACGAACTTCATCATTAAACTCTTTAATAGCTTTATGATGAATACCTAAGATGTCCGTCATATTCAAAACGCCCTCAGTCATCATGGTATTAAAATCAACCATTGTTGGTGATCCAGCACTTGATACAGCAATAACGTCTTTTCCAGACTCTGCTGCTCTTTGTATCTGATTGTTAAGTGCATTAATTACGCCTGGGTCTGATGCCCAAGATAAGCTTTCATCAGGATCAAGAGTTTGTCTTGATCGTCCAAATTTAAAACCACCATGCAGTTGAATTGGATCATCAAAGTTAATACCTTCAATACCATGCAGTAATTTTCCTGTATCAGTTCTATCTCCAACAAGAGGTATACCAACCTTACCAAATAAATCTTCAGGAGTTTTGATTGGTTTGTCTACAAGTGGCATGTTAGGATTATCAGTAATGTTTGCAGTGTATTCGTGTATTGGCTTATTAAGTTTTAGTTCGCCACCAATAGGATGTCTATATCCTAGAGCATTAACTTCTTCCTTAGACATACGTTTAGCAATAGACTTCCCTGCCGCCTCAGCAGCTTCTGCGCCTAATTGCTTAGCTATTTGTTTTAGTCCTGCCATTCTTTTCCTTGATGCGTTTCATTACAGCTTTGCGTTCTGCAGGTGTGTAATCTAACCATGATGCTATCTCGTCCTCTGTTCGTTTGCATGTCTTGCATATTTGTTTCTTAGCATCCAAGTCGCATATGTTCTTACACGGCGTATGGATTGACTCTTTGCTTGTGGCCATATGCGTCTGCGTAATCTTCGTATTCGTCTACTGGTCTTGGGTCAATCTCTAACATGCCTGCGTCTCTTAGATACCTAAGAGCCTGTGTACAAGCATCCACATAGTCATCATGCGTAGCTTCAGGGAAGCTGCATATCTGTGACACGAAACCTTCCGCCCAGTCACGGACATAACCTTTACGTTGGGTAGACTCAGGAATCCACACTCGACCATGCGAGATGATGTTAGCAACGATTGAAAGTCTTTGAACCTTATCTGCCCGTCCGGGGTTATAAGCTCGCACTGGTAGATGTGCCCGTTGCATATCTTGTACGAGACTGATTCCACTTGCTTTGTCTTCGACAAGTATGAGATCAACTCGCTTACCTTTGACAAATTCTCCCGTGTCGTTCTCTGAGTCTGCTCCATAACTAACCTCGTATTCTTCTCTAACCTTTCGTCTTAAGTCAGGGTACTGCATTCGTTCTTGCCATGCGTCTATGATCATGACAGCCATTGGTCCGTCGAGCGGCTTAAACAATCCGAACACTAAGCAAGCTGTCGGGTCGTTGATCGTCTTCTCTGTATAAGCGCAGTCGTATGACTGTATGATGTACTCGAACTTAGGGAATGGTTTCCTTGCATCCCATAGCTTGAACATATCACGCTTAACGATACCGCCTTCTTCCGGATCGATCAGTTCGGCATAGATCTCTTGTCGTCCTAGCTTCGTTCCTTCGTACTGCAAGATCTGTTGTTGGAAGCTTGGGGCTAAGTTAGCAATGTTCGCGTACGTTGACGCTGTTGTCATCACTACCTCACCGCTGCCATCTTCAGCTCTACCTACCAACTCAACGATCAAGTCCTTAGGTCTTGGTGTCGTTGATGCAATGATCCTTGTTTGCTTACCTAAACGTACAGAGAACTGGATCATGTCCCAGGCCTCTTGTAAGTAATCCCATGCAGCTAACTCGTCTAGCCATGCGCCGTGGTATTGTCCACCGCGGAAGCGATCAGGCTCTGATGCAGGTATGCCTTTAATCAATGAGCCGTTAGTTAACTTAATCTCTAGTAGTGACTTGTTATAGTCAGCAATCAATGCAGCAGGGACTACAGCAAGTATGCCTGACTCCCCTTCAAAGCAAGTACCGCGCACATCCATAGATGTCGGTGCTGATACTAGCCATCGTGTGTTAGGCTGCGTCCATGCCCACCATCCTATTGTCTCGGCAGAGGTACGTGTCTTACCTGCTCCCCGGCCACCGTTAAGCAACCATATACTCCAATCGCCCGGCGGTGTGACTTGATGGTCATGCGCTTGCGTTAACCACTTCACGCGCCATGCATATGCTAACTGTTTAGCAATAGGCAGCGACTTGAACTGCGCTTGTACTTCTCTGTCCTTAAGTAACTCAACAACGTCAGTCACGATGTACCCGCTGTACCTCACCTGTCGATTTATTGAGCTCGTATTCGGGTAATGTATCAACCTTTGGCTTATCGAAGAACGCGTATGCTAATGCAAATAGTAAATACAATGCGCCACCAAGAACTAAACCTGTCAACAGCTTAAGGCCATATAAAATATCATTCATCATTAACTTGTCTCTTTAGCTCTAGGTTCTTAATCATCTCATCGAATATGTTTACATCGACTTGAATGCCGTCGGCTTCTTTGTCACCAACATGCGCGATACGATCTGAATACTTTTTAGGTTTGAGTTTGGATGCGACCCACTTGCGAGCATCTACACGATTCTTTTGCCACTGGACGAATGCAGAGTCATAACGAGTCTTGCCTTTATCGTCTACAATCTGTTCAGGCTTTTCGTCGCTGATTGCGTGGATCTCGTCGGCCAATGTGTCAGCTTGATCTTCTCTCGCGCGCGCATACATATCCGTAAATTCTTTGTGGCGCAGCAACCATTCGTACACCGCAGTCTTTTTCGGCATGCGTTCATCACTGCAAATACTTTTCAACGACTGACCGTCAGCAATACGATCACATATCTCCAACGCAATCGCGAGACTGTATTTAGTAGGACGACCACCTTTATCCTTCTTCTTCGAGTCTACGGATTGTTCGACAGACGCAACTATCTCGTCATTAGCGGTATCTGATACATTGTCTTGCATTGAAATTACCTATAGATGTAATAGATAGCAATGTAAACGGATACGAGTAATGTGTCAATTGAAATACACTCGCAATGTAGTGTGTATAGTGTGTATAAGTAATGATTAAGTATAGTTGAAGTAAAGCGTAAGTATAGTTCAACATAACCGCAACTAACCACTAACCACTATCTATAAACCATAATCTATAAGCTATATATAAAGAGCTAGTCTTTAGATAAAGTTCTTTTAGTTTCTTTTGGGGGGATTTTTTAAAACGGACAAACTTCGTAGATACTAAGATCTAGCTTTTCTTTTGGCTTGCGTTTGACTGAGTATTTAACATAAGTGGCTTCAGGCTTATCGCGCAACCAGTGCATTAACTCGTCACGCGAATGGAAAGCCCGAATCTTTTCGTTATCAATAAAAGCAATATACCTAAATTGACTCATGTAGTTATTGTATAGAATTACTTAATAAAAATCAACTCAAATTTATCCATGTCAATTAATGCATTGATCATGTCATTTTGTTGTTTTGTTTGTCTTGTGACTGGCTGCCATTTACCATCAACAAAAGCTGTGTCAATGTCACTTGCATATACTGAGCCAATCTCTTTTACGAATCCGTCAACTTCAGCCATGCGAGTTGCACCTTTTTTGTTATCCATGATAACGGCCGCCCATCCGTTTTTAAGTGTGATAGGCGTACCTTTTTTTAAGTCATTAGTATTAATCATAGTTTTTTCTCACCTTCGTATTTAAAGTTTTGTTTGTCGTGTAAGTCCCAGTCATCGGCTTTATATGTTTTAACGATCAAGTCATTGCCATCACGTGTAATTTCATAGCGATAGGATAGGTCTCCGTGAGCTTCAGGGCCTTTAGTTAAGTAAAGGTCACCACCTGCCTGGTTTTTGTTAGCGGCTATGAATGCGGCTGCAAATTCTGATGCCTCAAATCTTGGCAAGTCCCAGGCAAATTCTTTAGCTGCCTTAATGAATCCGAAGGCACCTGTACCCGCTCCTTCACCTTCAGGATAGCCATCATAGTGTTTATATACACTGAATGAATCGTATTCGTCTTTAAATGTGTAAACTGCTCTTGTTGACATACTATTCCCCTTATCTTGATGTTAGTTTAACGGTTAGAACTTCTTGAAGCTTAGTGTTGCGAGCAATTACTTCTGCAGGCACTGAACATTCTGCAAATACTTGCTTGAAGTCTATATTTGAACGGTTACTAACGATAACATTAGCTTTGAACATTGAGCCGTTGTAAGCGCCTTGGCCTTGTTCTTTGAGGTTATTCTTGATAAGGGTTGCTTTAGCTTCTAAATCTGCTATTTGGGCTAAAAGTAAGCCTAGGGTGTCAACTTCTGTTACTTTTACATCTGCTATTGTATTCATACTATTTTCCTTTTCTAGACCGATCTTAAGTGACCGTGATGTAATATTAAGTTAAACTATTAGACATGTCAACAACTATTTTCAATTATTTTTGTATTTTGTTAAGAAAGTTCAAATGAGGGTTGGCACGGATATTGCTTAAGAATTGCTTAAAAAATAGGCAAAAAAAAGGGGACGTTTTAAGTCCCCTAAAGTGTAGCTAACTTGCAGTATCAATCAATTTAAGGAGATTGAGTTAGCCACAAAAAATATTA